CGTAAGTATCCAGTGCGAGTTGGTGTGCGCCTTGAGGACTTTCAATCCAACAAGGGTCTTTTCCCTGCTTCTGAGGATTCACCTTATGCTTTTTCGTTGTATGAGACGGAGGATATACCTTATGCGGCCACCAAGTACCATGCGGAAACTCTATCTGCTGCTTTTTGTAAGAGGCTGGCCCCATTGATGCCAGTGCCGGATCATGGGCGTTTGGTGAGGTTGCGGAAGTTTGTTAGAAAATGGTTGAGGAGATGGTTGGTTCCACTCCCATGTTTTTCGGAAGGAATGATGGACGAGTTGTTTTATAAGTGGGTGAATGAGCCGGGGAAATATAATCTTCAGAGGAGGACGCAGTTGATTGAGGCGTGGGAGTCGTTGAAACTGTGGCCACTTCATGAGAGGGATTATAAGTGTAAAAGTTTTTCGAAGACGGAATTTTATCCTGAGTATAAGCTCCCTAGATTCATAAATTCGCGGACGGATCGTTGTAAAGTGAGATTTTCTTTTTTTATTCATTTGATTGAGGAAGCGGTTTTCCACGGCGAATGGCAAAACTGGTTTGTAAAGGGACGTAATGTCACTGAGCAACCAAGTTTGATTCTTCGCATGAAGGACTATCCGTGGCTCATGGAGAGTGATTATACCTCATTTGAAAGCGGTTTTAGTCCTGAATATGTCGACTGTGTCGAGTGTGAACTTTGGAGGTACATGCTGCGGGATAATTCTGGTCTATTGCAAGATGTATTAAGGGTCTATTATCAGGGGTCTGGTAACAATTTGCACCCAAGGGTCGAGAAGATCAGGGGACGTTACTATCGGGCTGAGGTAATGGGCTCTCGTATGTCCGGAGAGATGTGGACAAGTCTTGCAAATGGATTTTCAAATCTCATGAATACTCTTTTCCTCGCTGAAGAGAAGGGTGTGAAAGTTTGTGGGGTTGTTGAGGGAGATGATGGCCTTTTTGGTTTTGATCGACCTCTTATCCAAAAGGAAGACTATGAGAGTCTCGGATTTAAAATTGAGTTGAAATACACACACAGTATTGATGACACTCAGTTTTGTGGTAATTTCTTTAACCAAGACGTAGG